GCCTGGTTGGTACGGATGTAAAAGTTTGCGAGGCAATTTTTGCGCTTTTAATGGACTAGTCCGGTCGTTGCTTGTACGTCGCGGGATTGATGAAAAGTTACCAAACGGTGCAAACAATTTTTATAATGTTTATACCGAAATGCTTTTACAGATATCCCGCGACTATGCCGGGTTGCCGGACGCCCGGACATTAAAAGCGCGAGAAATTCGGTTTTTTTATGATGGATTACGCGCAGAGTTAAAACAGCATACAAAGGGGTAAACAATGGCGGGACGTTTTAGCGTTGAAGCGGTATTCAAAGCGGTGGATCGTGTAACGGCTCCCGTTACCCGTATGCAAAACCGTATAAACAAGTTTACCCGTTCAACGGCGAAAGGATTAAGAACGGTTGACAGCGCTTTAAATACTGTTGTCGGTAGTTTGAAACGCGGAACAATGACCGCCGTTAAATTTGGAACCGTGGGATTAGCGGCGATATCTACCGGCGTCGGGCTATTGGTTCGGCAATTTTCAAAAATTGAAGACGCGCAAGCCGCGTTTACTCCATTGTTAGGCAGTGCCGAACGCGCGCGCGATATGGTGCAAGCATTAAACGAAACCGCCGCAACAACGCCATTTCAATTTGAACAGCTAGCCGGTTCGGCAAATCAATTACTACCTGTAATGAACGGTAATATACAAGATACAATCAAAACAATGCGTATGCTTGGCGATACCGCCGGCGGCAATGCTCAAAAACTTGATTCGATTACGCGCGGGTTCACTAAAGCAATGTTAAAAGGCAAAGTTGATATGGAATCGTTGAACATGATTGCTGAAGCCGGTGTACCTATCTTTACAGAGTTAGCCGAATCGATGGGCACCGAAGTTAACGAAGCGTTTTTTAAAATGATTAGCGCTGGTAAAGTTGCAACAACGGATCTAACAAAAGCTTTCGAAAAAATGACAAGCGAAGACAAGATATTTTTCGGCGGTATGGAAATTGCCAGTAAAACCACATCGGGTTTATTCTCTACTCTAAAGGATAACATCGGATTAACCGCCGCTGAAATAGGCAGCGTATTAGCGCCGACAATTAAGGATCTAATCCGGCAATTAATCGATATTAGTCAACGTGTACGCGAATGGGTCAAGAACAATAAAGAATTATTGAATCAACGTGTGACTGATTTTATTAACGCGTTATCCCGTGGGTTTAAATTCTTATCTGAAAACGGCGCAACAATAGCAAAAGTTATCGGCGGTGTTGTTGCGTTGTCGTTGGCAATCAAAACCCTAACGGTAGCAATGGCGGCATTCAATTTGGTAGCATCATTAAACCCATTGAGTTTAATTGTTATTTCGGTCGCAGCTTTAAGCGCCGGCATTGCGGCTTTAGCATCTAACATCGATAGTATTATTTCCGGTTTTGAAAATATGAATCCAACATTGCGTTTAATACTGGCACCATTAGAAGCAATAGCCCGCGTTATAAAATTCATCAAAGAAAGCGGCGAATTTTTGGGCGGTAAAATCGGCAAATTCTTGTTCGAGCAATTCGGCGGGGGTGGCGCTGATACAAATATTGTATCGCCACAAGAACGAACCGCGCGTTCGATTGAAGAAAAACGCAATACAAGCACAGCCGAAATAACGTTAACAACCGAACAGGGGACAACAGCGAACGTAACAGGCGGTAAGCTAGGCGGAAACATTAAGCTACAGCCGTCCGGTAGTTTTTAATAAATGAGGTTTCATAATGACGATTAGACGTACCGATGCATTGCGTAATGCGTTAATGAATGCGCTAAATTCTGAGCGTGGCGCGAATGCTCAAATACAAATCAGAAGCGGCGTTAATGCTGGCATTGGTGGGCAAGGCGATTTGTTGGCGCAACTAACCGGTAATTCGGCAGGATGGGGCACTGTTGTTAATGGTGTACTTACGGCGAATCCTATTACTGCAGATAATAGCGCAAATGCGAGCGGCACAGCCGGCCATTATCAATTAAATACGGAAGCGGGTGTATTTCTTGAATCTGGATTACTTGACGGCAGCGACGGCGTTACAATAAGTAATCCCTCAATTGTTGCCGGTCAAACTGTGCAAATAGACGGCGATTGGATTAACGTTGCAGCCTATGACGACGGTGTTTAAATGACTTGGCAAAATCGCTTACAACAAGCCGCGTATACTTCACCGTCTGGCGTGCGGATTGAATTCGACTATGAAAATGTAAGCAAAGCATTTGATAAAAAAACAACCGGGTTTAATTTCCCCGATGCAAACGGCACCTATGTACAGGATTTAGGGCATTCAGGCCAGCGCTATCCAATGCGCGTTATATTTTGGGGTAATGACCACGATTTAGAAGCGCAAGAATTTGAAAACGCATTACAAGAACGCGGCGAAGGGCGGTTAGAACATCCGATTTATAACGATATAACTGTTGTACCGTTTGGAACAATTACACAGCGCGACGACCTTAAAACAGCCGCTAACCAATCGATAATTGAAGTTGTATTTTGGGAAACAATCGGGCTTGTTTATCCGTCTTCGCAATCGGACCCGGCTAGTAATGTTCTAACGTCGATTGATGAATATAATACTGGCGCGGCTAATGAATTTGAAGATTTGACTAGCTTAAAATCAGCCGTTGAACAATCTGTATTTCAAAATAATTACACGGCTATTTTAAATCAAATTAAATTAGGTTTACAAGCGGTCGCCGATACACAAGAAGACGTAAAAAAAGAATTCGACAATATTTTTAATTCGATTAATACAAGCATTGATATTTTAGTATCAACGCCGATTAACTTAGCGTTTCAAACAATATTACTTGTTCAATCGCCAGGCCGCGCGCTTACGAATATCGAAGCTAGATTATCGGCTTACGGCGATCTAGCCAGCGCGATTATTTCGGGCTCGGGCGTAGCTGTTCAAGGTAACGATTCGACTAACTCAAACACATTTCACACAAACGATTTATATGCATCAACGCTTGTAACTGGTCAAGTGTTATCGGTTGTCAATAATACGTTTTTCAGCAAACCTGAAGCATTAGGCGCGGCGGAAGTAATAATAGCTCAATTTAATGAGCTAGCCGCATGGCGTGATGATAATTTCGAATCATTGGGCGAAATTGATACGGGCGAAGCGTATCAAAAATTACTTGATGCGGTATCCGTTGCAGTTGGTTTCCTGGTTGAAATATCGTTTACACTCAAACAAGAACGCCGCTTAATATTGGATCGTGACCGAACAGTTATTGATCTAGTCGCAGAATTGTACGGAAGTATCGACGATCAGTTAGACTTTTTTATAAGTTCAAATAACTTAACAGGATCGGAAATTTTGGAACTACCGGCAGGGCGTGAAATTGTCTACTACATATAAAGTAATCGCCGGTGATACTTTCGAGATTATTTCGCGGAAATCTTACGGTGTAGAAACCGAAGCTAGTCGCATCGCTCGCGCAAATCCCGGTGTTGTTGAACCGCTAACACCGGGTATTACAATTATCATACCGGCTTTGCCTGATGCGCCGCAAAATATACAACAACAATTCGTAGCGGAAGACGTAGACGAAACAGCTATTTTAATCGATAACACGCGGTTTCGATTTTGGGATAATATCCGTTTAACCCGGTCGCTTGATGCAATCGACGTTGTGGAATTTGGCGCGCCGCTCGATACAGATTTAACGGATTTTCGGGAAATCTTCCGTCCGTTTTCATATAAAAGCGTTGTTATAACCGTCGGCGGCGATCCGCTGTTTACGGGGCAAATGATAAGCGTTGTACCAGTTGTCGAAGAAACACAAAAAATTGTGTCAGTAGGCTGTTATTCGTTGCCAGGCGTATTAAATGATTGCACACCGCCGGCAAGCGCCCCGGATAAATTAGAATTCAACAAACAGGGTTTAAGTGATATCGCGAATTCACTAGCGGCACCGTTTGGCTTAAGCGTGGAATTCAAAGCGGATCAAGGCGCAATATTCGAACGCGTCGCTATAAAGTCTGATCAAACAGTTTTTGCATTTCTAACAGAATTAGCAAAACAGAGAAATCTAATATTAGCCAACGACGAACGCGGTAAATTAATCGT